GTATCCTTAACCTCATGCGGATTCTCGCCTAGATCCAGCATTACCCTTACACAAACGAAAGTTGCCAGCCTTCCGCGTGTGCAGCATTGCCAGGTGCACTGATCCATGCTGGATTCCCCACTACATTCATACGTGACTGTCCAGCATCCCCACGTGTCTCGGTCCCAATCTGCAGTCTCCCAATTTCATGATTATTTGCCACAAAATTATACGTTTCACGTTTCACCACCTCTCTCCGCAACCGTCTGCGAAACTCATTCAAAGACCCTGCATGCCTACTCGCAAATAACAAAGCGCCCGTGCAAATCAGACTAAAAGCAGACAATCCGACTTTCAAACCTGTCACCCGCTCGATCGTTGAGTTAACCGTTTTCTCAGCTTCTGTAACCGCCATAATAGAAAAAATAGCCGTTGATATCAAAGCAAGAGTAATTTCTAATGCTAGCCAAAATCTATATTTTACATTAGCAGTTCGTAATTTACCTTTCAATCTTGGCATAATCTGTGCATTCATATATACCCTTAAAACTTTAGTGTTTGCATCTTCATTTAAAGCCTGCGCTGCCGCTCCATATGCACTTCTTTCCTGCCTCGTAATTTCATCTGTACCCGTACCACCTCCTAGGGCATTTGCCAACACATCTAATGCCACGCTTTTCGCAGTACTCACATTCACATCTGGTAGAGCAAATCGAACACGTTTGTCCAAAAGAGGAACTTCACCAACTTCTTCTAATCTGGGAGCTGTAGCAGGAACGACAACTAGCGATGTAGGATCATTTTCACGCTTTGCAGAAGAAATAGCAGCATGCATCTTGAGGTTTTTAAC